TAAACATTACCTTTTACTGCTTCTGTCAATGGAAATTTCCCGTCTTCTTTTCCAAGAGCAGAAACTACTCTATCATCAATTTCTTGAGCTGTTCCCATATACCCACCTTTTTGTGTATAGTTAGTTTCTAAGAATTCTTTTGTGATGAATAGATCTTTTCCAACTCCTTCCACAATTATAGACTGAGCATTAGATGCGATTAAGTTAAGTTTCAATTCTATCTTGAATGGTCCATCTGTCTCTGGTGGTATCCAAGAAGTTTCACCTCCATCATTCATGTAATAGTACATTATCTCTTGCCCATTATCGTTAACAAACACACCTATTTCTCTTGGATAATACCCTGTTCTAAGGTTCACATTATCAATGTTAGTTGTCAAAATAACTGTGTCATGTTCCTGGTTTAGGGTTAATATTCCTTTCTCAACTTTTTGGTTAATTAAATGTTCTAGCTCTGCAGGGTTATCGTAGTTGTCTAATCTACCGTCACCTATTTTAATCTTAATGAAGTTAATAGGCTTATTCTCTGCTTGGATTTTAGCCAAATATTCTCTACCTTTTTTAGTTATTCCATTGAATTTCATTTGCTAATACCTCCTATTATTTGTTTATATGCTTTTACGTATATAGCATTATTTATACTAAAGTCTTTCTTTTTGTTTTCCTTAGTTGCTAATAACGTTACTTCTTTAAATCCAGATATGTAGTACTTAGATGTGTTTATCTGCTTCAGCTCTATATAGTCTAAGTGGCTTCTAACATTCTTATTAGCTTCTATGTTTTCCATTAATTCTCTATACTCTCCAGGATCTACTATTTTCTTATCCGTATAGATTCTAAAAGTACCAGGTCTACCATTGTAGGTAGTCCATTCTTTTACATCAAAGCCTTTGTACAATAGACCACACACATCTTTTAATACCTTAGTTGTTCCCATATTAATTTTAGAAAATATAGCTCTTTTAACTATTTTTTTCTTTTCTTCAAGAGTTGCATTTTTAGTGTATATAGAGTATTCCCATAACAGCATATTAATCTCTTGTTCATTCATTAAATCTATCATTTCAAGCTTTTTTAATTCACTGTTTATGATAGAGTTTCTACTTCTTAAGACATAGTCTATAGATTCATATATCCATTTTGTTGTAGCATCATCAAGAGTAGATACAGCAGCAATGTCTGTTAATTTCAAGTCATCAATTAATATCATATGTCTTCAACTCCTGAATAATTGATTACTACATTGGTATTACATTTAGCGAACTGATGTGGCTCTAGCTTTTTGTAATTTGGAGATGTTATAACAGTTCTTTTTACTCCAGCAAGCTTTAATCTTTTGATAAGTTCGTCAGGTACGATGTCTCTTCCTAACTTATTTTTTTGCCATTCTATGTATTCGTTTACTGCTGTTTGTACCTTATCTTTTATAGAATTAATGCTAATTTCATCAGCTTTATTTATGTAATAATCAAATTCAACTTTGTAATCTACAATTTCAGGGCTTTTTATAGTAACCTTATCTGTCAAAGGTCTTATTTCATCTGAGTTTACAACTTTTAATACTTGGTTTCTCAACTCTTCAGAAGGAACTCCATCTTTTGTAAGTACGTAGATATCAACTTCGCAAGGGTTTGGACTCTTAACAGTAACATCAACTATCTCGGGAGATGTTGATAAAGTCCAAAACACATAAGCCCCAACTGAACCCGCAACAGAGAAAGAGTCAGGTACAAGTCTTAATCTCTCTCTATAGACCTCATCTTCTTCTAAGTCAGTTCCACCATTTGAAATGGTGATATTTTCTACTTTAGAAAAGTAAGGATATAAGTCAACCATTGTATTGATATGCCCTATAGGGATATTATTTCCTATTGTTCCTGGTGTTTTACATGTAGCAATACCATCTACATATAATGCATTCTCTGCAATAGAATACTCTTCATTTGTTTCAAAATAAAGGTCATTATATCTGATTAAGCTTCCTTTTGGGATAACTGTTTTCTTTTGTTTAGCAGATATGATATGGAATCTAAAAGTAGCTTTAGCATATTGCTCTTCTAGTCTTAATCCTCTATCTCCATACCTATCTCCCAACAGGTCTAATCTGTAATCTCTAGCATATTTTAAGTAATTTTGCTTTAGATTATCATTGTAATTCTCTTCTCTCATAGCTATTAGGTATGCAACACTAGCAAAGATTAAGCCTTCGGGCGAGTGCTTAGAGATTTTTCTTCCACTTAACTCTTCAAACTTTTCCTGCATTTGCTGTCTTAGTTCTTCAGCATTAGCATCGATAATTTCATAAATATCTTCATTCATATAATCACCTCTATTTCTAGCATTATTTCTAAGTCGTTATTTTCTAACTCTAAATCTAAATTTTTAAGCAGTGCCCTTGGTTCGTATTTCTTTAAATTAGTCATTAGTAAGCCGATTAACTTGTTCTTAATTACAGGAATGTTTTTATCTACCATATCACTATCCAAAGAAAAATCTCTCATTAGAGGCTGTTCTTCTTTTGTAACTCTTAGTATCATATGTACATTTCTTACTACATCTTCTATCTCATTTTGAGGGTTATAGTTTATTTCATCTTTAGAATTTATAGAAAATATCATAATTTAAACACCTTCTTTTGCAGATTTTTCACAGTGTCCGCATACTCAACTCCTAGAATAGTCTTAGCAGTTTGTCTGTACTCTATCTTTTTTTGATACTGTAAAGGGTCGTCTACATACTCAAGTAAAGTTATATCTAAGTTGATATAATCAAACTCTCCTGTTGCAGCATTGAAATGTGATAGTGTTTCGTCTATCCCAGTTATTAGAAATGGAAACTCTCCAATGACGTGATATCCTAGTATTAATGGAGCATATCTTCCCAACTCCATAAAGTCTTTTAACATCTGCAGATGTAAACTAGGAGCTTTAGTAAGCCCAGCTATTAGCTCTATAGACAAACTAACTTCCATTAATTCTCTACCTTGCTGTCTTACTTTACCAATGCCATAAATTGGCTCATGTTGAGTTATTTTAGCTTTTCTACTTCTCGATAATTCTTTCTTTAAAGAAAAAACATTTAAGTCACTAGCATAAAAAATTATGTCTCCTAAGCTTCCTATCATGAGGGACCTCCTGTGTTACCACTTCCTGGTTGTATTCCTGAGTGAGTATGAGTATTAAGATTAATGCCATCTAACATAGCAGTACCTTTAGTATCTGTATTAGATTTAAAAGTAGTATCTCCATCAACTGTTAGTGTCTTTTTAATCTCTACGTCTGCAATAATAACTACTTTTGTGATAGGAGATAGAGTTAAAACTCCATCTTTGTAAGAATAGAATCCACCATCTGAAAAAGTCCTTTTTACTTCTCCTTCAGAGATTTTTGAAGGTCTCATAGGACAACCTAAGATGTAACCTTGCTCCATCATATCAGGCAATGATAGAACTATAACGGTTTGCCCTATCTCAAGATGATAATTATCTGAATGTGACTCAGAGAATGGAACCAGAATATTTAACCAATCACTTATCTTATTGTCTCTATCAGGAAATATAACTCTTGCTTTACCATTAGCTATGTCTATATCATTTACTTCCCCTTGCTTCAAGATATCCAACATCCTTACCCACCACCTTTTTTATTTTTAATTTTATTTGCCTTTCTTTTTTCTCTTTCATTTTTTCTAGCTTTTTTCCTAGCTTCTTTTTCTTTTTCCTTCTTATCTCTTTTAGCTTTATCAATCGCTTTTGCTCTATCTTCAGCATTTTGTCTAGCTCCAACTTTAAAAGCTTCAATATCGCATGTGTAGTCTCCTGAAATGTTGTGAGTAACTTTATCGATTACGTATCTTCCAGCAAATCTACCAAAGCTATCATCTAGTTCTATAATGCAACCAGCACAGTACATAACATCACCATCAACAGATAAGTTAATTGAGTACTCTTGTTTCAAACTATCCTTTAGAGTTTTCTCTGCCACTTTCTTAGCTTCTGATTTTCCTTTAGTTTTAATCTTTTTAGTCTTAGCTTTTTTTACTCTTTTTTTAGATTTTGTCTTGTTAGCTTTTTCTTTAAAAGCTAAGTATCCTCCATCATCAAGCATGTTTTACCTCATTTCTCTTCTCAAGTTCTTCTTTAGTAATTGTCTCTACAATGTGTTTTTTCTTGTCTGCATCATAATAACTAACCTCAACTTTATCATAAACTCCTTGGTTCTTTTTCTTTAGAGTAAAGCTCCTAATGCGAGGGTCTTTTATACTAAAAATATCGATGTTATCATTATCAATTAAGGCATCATCATTAAAGATTATCAGCTTGTCATCAGTAACTTTTAAACTAAGAGCTGTTTCTGACAGAATTCTTTTTAAAAATCCTAAGTCTGTTTCTCTGTCCTGATCTAATCTATCAAAGAAGGCATTATCACAATGCAGCTCATAACTTAATTCGTGTTTAGTTGCTATTTTAGATAGAAGTTCTGATAGAGTTATTTTCTCCCAAGCTACACTATTAACCTGCTCTCTTATAGTTTGGTCTAATGGTAATGCCAGGCATTTCAATGATAACCTTTGATTATTAAAAGTAGGTTCATCTACATAGAAAATCCCTAAATCCAGGAACTTAGATATCCCATTTTCATTCTGCTGGATCCCGACTAAAAGTCTTGAATTCTCATCAGGATACCATTCGTTCAACCATCTATAGTCTAAGTTCTCAACATCTAACTCTAAGTCATCTACAGCATTTTTTGAGTTATCTGTGTAAGTCATAGATGAAATACTAGGTTGTATTTCTTCCGTGATGTCTACTCCTTCAAAAAAGACTATTATTTTTATATTTCTAGCTATCCCAATTTAACCACTCTCCTTTGCAATAAAAAAAGAGCAGCTTTTATAC